AAAGGGTTATTTCTTAAAACTATTATTTGTTCAACAAGAGGTACTGCTGTTTGTTTTATTTTTTCAAAGTTATATTCTTTATGTTGATCAATATGATGACTTGTTATTTTTGCAGTTGCATCTGATAACTTTGGTAAAAAATATTTGTTTACATAGGTGGGATTTACATCATTTAATTTATCAATAACCTTTGATCTTTCTCCTTCTAACCAAGTTTGAAATTGTGGTGATTCAAAAGAAAAAGTATTAAGAAATTGACCATCTATTTGTGTTGTTGCATAGCTATTAGTTAAAGCACTTTCTAAATTACTACCTAAAATTTTTGTTTTGGTTCTTTGATAAGCACGATCAGCAAAGATACTTCCACCTATTAGTTGTCTAGCTGCATCTTCACCATCAGCTTTCTTAACACCTCTACTTATGTCTTTAAAGTTTTTAGCAGCATCTTCTATAGCTAGTTCTGTACCTTCTGCTTCTTCTTTCTCCACTTCTTTTTCTAGTCTTGAACCTATAAAACTTTGTATTGCAGGGTTTATTGATTGCAATGCTTCTGCTAACTGCTCTATATCACTTTTAGGTTGAACTCTGGGAGGTCGTACAAAAGTATCTACAGGTCTTGCAGAGGATTGAAAAGCTGTACTTTGAAAACTGTTAGTCATTAGCCTGTTGGAAGAAGTTGACCGTAAGTGGATAAGCCTTGAGTAGCTACATTAAGTAGTACTGACCCAAGAGAAGGGATCTGGTTATAAGCCTGATTAACATTACTCTGTAGTTGATTACGTCTATCATCTCTCTGTGCTGTCAATCCTTGTACATTCCTTGTATATTGTCTGCTTGCTGATTCAAGTGCCTGGTTTATAGATTCTCTAAAGTTTGCTGTCTGTCGTTCCTGATCCTGTAATAACAAATCAACAGTAAGACCTGCTCTACCTGATGCTTTTATAGCTCCTCTTGCTTGTAATCCTCTGATAGTTGCTGCCTGTTTTTCCTGTGCCTTTGATGCCCTTGATTCTTTTAACTGTGCTCCCAAAGCTTCTTGTTGTCTAGCAAAAGCCTGTTCTGCTGATCTGTTTGCTATCAAAGCTGATTGATATTGTTGGTTAGCTGCTGCCTGTGCTGCAGATCTCTGTGCAAGACCTGTAGCCAAGTTAAGACCTAAGCTTGCTGCAAACAAAGCAGATTGCGTACCTGCTGCTAGTCCTCCTATAGCTGGAAATGCTGCAACACACATCTATGCGATCCTCAGAAATTCGTAGAATGGTTTACCCTGCAATCCGTAATGTTCGTGATATTTAATAAAGGTAAATCCAAGAGACTTTAACCACTTGATAGCAGAATCATTCTCTGCATATACAAAATTATATAGGATTTTGTATTTTTTCAATAGGTTATCGACCCATTTTCGACCTTTTCTTATTAGTTGTATTCGATATTTTTTATTACTAAACAAGTCATCAGTGGCAACCATCCATATAACACCACCACTAACTACCCCACAAAGACCTATAGGCTGGTCATTATCATCAGCTATTGTCATATTTACCTTGCTGCAAATATAGGTAAACTGTAGAGCCTGCAGGGGGTCTTGTCCTGATTGATAAAAAGCTTCCAGCTTATCCATCTCTCTCATGTTTGCTGCCACATATTTAAGATCTTTAAATGAAGCTTTTCTTAGATGTCCCATTAAATACGTCTACTCCTCATATGAAACATAGCTTCATATTCGGCACTTGCTAATTTTGTTGGTAAGAATGTGTTATTTTTTACATCGATATTAACTCTATCTGCCCTGCTCATTATAGGAACTTTAAATGATCCAGTTTCTAAATTTATAGATCCAATCGTGCTACTAATTCCACCTATAAACTTACCAGTAAATTTATGTGTACTTGTATCTCTGTGTTCTGGTGTTACTTCTACTTTAAAAAATCCAGTATCTTCAAACTTGATATAGAAATGATGCAGTTGCAAACGACCACTCACAATCTCGCTAGCATTATTACCTCCTTGACCTTCTGTTAGTCGTTGTTGACTAAACCTATAGTGCATTTCATAAGGTTCACCAATAATAAATTTACTATTTCTGAAATCTCCTGTAGCAGTAATTGTAGATGTTGAACCATTAGTCGTATTAGTTGTTGCTATAAGTTGTCCTGGTTTTAAATTTGTTGTTGTGCCTTTTTCATTAACAAAAGTACTTGTTTCACTACTACTTAAAAACCTGCCAACAACATTCATATCTGCTCTTAATCTATAAGGAACAGTAAAAGTAGAAATATTTGTAGAAGAGTTATAACTAACAGATACACCTGTAGTTGCTTCTGTCACCTTATGGTCAAGGTGATATTCAAACGTAGCATTTTCTTCAGTAAAATCAGATTCAAAAGGTATTTTTTCTAAGGTTGTACCGTTTGCCTCTTCTATTACTAAAAACAAATCACTACCGATAAAGTCAACATTTTTTATAGATCTATTTTCATTGAGAGTAAAAGTAGACCAACTATTTAATATCTTCTGATACTGCTGACCATACAACCATCTGTTGATATACAGCTTATTAGGATTATCTGTACCTAAACAAACTAAAACATCTGCACTTGTAGAAACTGCAAACTTATAAATATTACTTGGTATTAGTTTTGGTACATGAACAGTGATATTACTGGATTCTCTGATAACAAGATCTCTTTGATAAATATATTCTCTTACATTTGCAAAAGATCCTCTCTTTGATAAATAATAAATACTACTACCAGCACCTACGGGCTGTGCATCATCATCAGATTCAAATTCAGTTGCAACTACAACATTAGCTGTTCTAGGAGTTAAATTATCTGTTGATGTAGTAAGAACAAACTGTGTCTGATCAGAAAATAGAACTAATTCCTGTTCCACTGTCACAGCACTTCTAAGAATAGCTACTTTAGTATGTGAAGCTGCTACATCTATAGGTTCACTATCAATTACAGATAAAACAGTTTCTGGAAAAAAGTTAAAGAACTCTGCTGCTCTTGATAAGACCACATTATCATCAGCTAAAAATCCAAGTCTATTTCTGAAGAAGAAGACGTTATTAATTTTATTTCCAATAAAAGAAGGATTAGGGGCAGAATCTAAATTACCGACAGTTCTCTCTCCCCACTTAGGTAGTGTATAGTCAATTCCACTAATCGTATAAGTATCACCATCTACTCTTGCAAATCTAAAGTTACCATCTGCCTGTCTTATTAACACATGAGGCATCGTGTCGTAATTAAATTTAAATTCTATTCCAGGTTTTACACATTCCTCCCACTGCCCTTCTTCAAATGTCCCACCGTTATTGGTAACAAACTTAACGTAATAATTATCAAAATTAGTATTTTCATCTCCTTTTACTTCTACAACATAACCATTAGGTGAGAGTGTTGGTAAGTCAGTAAATCTTTGAGTTGAATCTTTAAATACTGATAATTGACTATTACCTTGTGTATCTGATACAGAAATACTAAAGTCACTACCATCATTTTTTTTAACATGTAAAACAGGCCCATTCTGTACAACTGTAAATCCTGACAAGGCTGATCCACTTGTAGGTGTTAAACCATTTATTGCAAGTAATTTATTTCTCAAAGTACCAATAACATTAGTTGTATTTAAAGAAGTGTCATTGGTTGTATCATGTATCGCTTGTGTACTGTCAACATTTATTATGTAACTAGTTTTGTCTGATACTTGATTAAGAAAAACAATAGCCTGAGTGATGTTTGAAGAGGATAAACTTAAAGTGCTATCCATAGCTGCTGTAACACCTGTATTAACAACAAAAGTAAAATCAGCAATAGTTACAGTTTTTATTACACTCCTAGGATCAGAAGTATTTAGATATGTTGTTCCATCAGGTTTATTTACTGTCTTTTCTGTGCCATCAAGTTCATATACTTTTACATCACCATCACTAAATATCGCTACATATCTCTCATTAACATCTCTATTAATAGTTTGTATATGAACATTGCCTAAAGTAGAAGAACTTAAATTAGTGATATATTGCAATCCAGAACGCTTCACAAGGCCCGATACAGGATTACTGTCAGCATTGTCTTGTATATCACAATGATCTGCTTGTTTAGTGCTGTCAGCAGCTTGTGAAATCCCTCTTAATAACGTTGGTATTGATCTGGATACGATTGCCATAACTATCTAATTAATGCGTTTGAAGGACTGTAAGTATCAAAGACACTTGTTAATGATGGATCTCCTCTAAGAAGGTTATGATCACCATTAGCTAAGTCTGTTTCCATCAGTATAGCTCTTGCTCTTACTTCGTCTTGTTGTGTATAGGTTCTTAATCCATCATCACTAACTAACCTATCAACAAAGATACGAGCAGCTTTGATTGTTATATACCTTCTTGCAGGTTCTGGTATCTCATCAAAGGTTCTGAAATAGACCACAGTACAGATAAGATCTTCATCAAATTCATACTTGTTATTTAACCTGTCGTATAACTTAAGACCACGCTGTATTGCATCAATTGTAGGGTGCTGATGAATATTAGGATCAATTCTTAAGGTATTAGCAGATAAGGCTACTTGATTAGAAGCATCTCTTGTAAGAGTAACATCTATTTCAGTATTAAAAGACCAACCTTCCGATTGAACTTCTTTGTTGACTTCTGTAAGAGTTGATTGTGCTAGGCGAGCATCATCAGGAAGTGTACCTGTAAGACTGTTGATAGGAGCTTCTCCTATGGCAGCCAGCATAATGTTAATGCTTTCTAGTTCAGTGGTTGCAGCTACAGTCATGGTTTTTTACTTTTTTATTTTAAGTGATTCTCTACCACCCATTTTTTTCTTTTTCTTTTTTTTAGATCCGTGATACATGATGTTCTCCAAATAGTAAGAGAAGAGTACCCATTGCTGAGTACCCTTCGAGGTAAGTTAAGAAGCAGATAACTTGATAGTAGCTGCACACTCAGGTCTTAGGATTCCATGACCAAGAGCATACTTAGCAACCATCAATGTACCTTGATACATGATTCCATAATCAGAACCAGAGATCTCAGTAGTCATATCCATAAGCTTTACAGTACCAACTGCTGATTTATGGAAGACAAGACCAATAGTTTTGCTGTCATCACCTGAGTAGGTGTTGTTAGCTCCACTTGGGTTTGATGATACGTTTGACTGAGGTACGTTGTTACTCATCATTACTGGAATACCAGCAATCTGTTGTATACGACCTGATGCAAATGAACCATTGCCACCTGGGTTGAAGTCAACATCTACAGTTCTTGTGGCTGATTCTGCAAGTTTGTAGTATTCAGCAGGTGGTAGCACACAGAAACGATCTGTTGGAGGGATGTCTCTTTCATCAAATGCCTGTGCGATGTCATAGATAGCTGCTGCTAACTCATCACCAGTTACATCAGATGAAGCTGTATTACCAGAAGCAAGAGTAGAGACTAATCCACCACTGCCACCTGTAAGTGTTGTAGATGCTCTTGAAGCATTAGCAATTACCTTCGCTACGTTCTGATCATAGGTTTTAGCTAAAGCCTTACCTAGTTCATCAGCGTAAGTAGCTCTTACATCGTAATGATTCTTAAGCTCATCTAGGTTTGAGACAAATGCTTGTGAAATAAGTAGATCATCAA